GGCAACGTCACGTCTCCAGACAGTAGCCAACTGCCTGATGCTCAAGGTTAAACCAAACCCGAGCTTATTAGGATCGAAGTAATCCCAATTAAGGGTTATCCGATTGGTGCGACGGTACTTCACACGCCGTGGTCTTAGCGTGATGAAGCCGTCCCTGTACGTGCCGAAGAGCGCCGCAATTATGTGCCCGTGAGGGTTGTAAGAGCGACGTTTCTGGCCTCTGTAGGTCCAAGCGACACTACCAACTAGGATGAACTCCCATTTCTGGGGTTCAAAGCAGCGGTAGCGCGTCAAACCGTTACGACAGTGGCGTACTAAACCAGTGCCGCTTAGCGGGATGGCTAATCCAGCGTCATCGCTTTCGTGCAAAGGTACCGCCCACTTCGCTATATCTCCATCAAACTCACTCAGCAGGACGCCAAGTGTGTTACGGAGCGAAACGTTGTGGCATGCACTCCAACGAACCAGAGCGTTGACTGCCTTGAAAAGATCGTTGCGGGTATCGAGGGATTTCAAGTAAACGCCCCGTACATTGTAGCCGGCAAAGAAGTCGGCTCCGCAGCTTTCTTTGAACAGTCCGTCAACGAAGGACTTATCAGTGTTGACATGAAAGCCGAGCAATTCCAAGAGCCGATAAAGCCTTGGGATCGCGCGACGATCAACGATGATATCATCACCGAAAACGCCAAACCTGACCAACCTACGACCATTTCTTCGATCGATAGGCGAGATGTCTAGCGTGTCGTACACTGAATATACGACGCAAGCCAAAATGGCAGTCATCAAAGGGAAAGTAAAACCATTCCCCATCGTACTGACCATATGAAGGCTAACTTCCTCCCGCGAACGGGGGTCGAACGTGCGACTACTACGCAGAACATGCACGATTGAGTGCAGACTATGCGTGCCTGCCTGACGGCAGAGCTCGGAAAACATCCGAAGTGGAATCGTGTTCGAAGCCTCTGAAAGATCCACAGTGGCCAATTCGCCACCAATAGACCCAACGCGGGCAAGTGCGCGGTTACGGACCTGTTGATTAGACAGATCCCCACGAATATCGATGTCAAAGCGAGATTTCAACCTTGCTTCAATCATCGAACCCAAACCGAGTTGAAAGAACATATTCAGCCCAGGTTCCGTGGATGTTGACCGTGCTTTGTCGTTGTTCTTTGGTACACACCCAAAAACGCTTGCCTCCACGCAGACCGCAGGCCCATGGTTCGCTTCCCGAGTTTCCTCGGCAGCGCGATCAAGGGGCCCGAAACAGCGATCTGCAACCAACTCCCAAATTGGGAGAAATCGTCGAGATGCACTCAACGGACCGGCAAAGTGCTTCGTATAGAAGTCACCGCCGGCGGCCAACACGGAGGCCCCAGGACCCGCCCGGCCGGCTCTGTAAATCGAGCCATAGTCGTAACGGATCTCAGGGTTCTCACGAGAGGCCATGTCGAAGGTTTTCCGGAAGTGGTCAACAAACCCACCCCAGAGAACCTCGTCCAAGCTCGTGTTTAGGAGCAATTCCCAGGACTCGCATCGGTTGTTAGCCGATTTGAAATCTTCCCAGCACTGTTTTTGCAAGTGTTTGGGGATCTTCTGGGACTTCACCAACTTCTTAGTTAGTGAAGCAAGTAGCGAGTAACATGCTACTTGTTTGGGCGTCGAGTCAGGTCCCCACGTTAGTAGGGTTGAATCGATGTGCACTCCGAGATCTTTTCGGAGGGCGGAGCAAAGAACTGCATCGCAAATGCGCATACAACCAGACTCCATGTAAGAACAGCAACTACGAGGAACCTTGTGTGGCTCCGATTGTGCTTCATTACACTGCTCCTAACGCAACTTAATGCGTCAAGTGGCCGGTACTATCCGGCAACAAGGAAAGCGGTTGGAAATTATCCCAACAGCGCAGTGACGACGGTATCACCGATACCAGCTGACTGCTGGTGGATGGCCCCGATGTGAAGTGCAATACCCGCCCGGCAATTCGGGGCGTCGTAGGTGTCCGCACCAGCGGGACACGAGATCTCAGTACGGAGGATAAGCAACCTCGGCTGCTGGTTAGCAGCCGGAGTCACGCCCTTCCGAGTGATAATGCGTGTCACGTTATTCGGCACGTTGCTGATCTGACCGGTCACGGGATTCGGCGCTCCGATAGTTTTCGGAGTTGCCGGACGCGTGAAGTTGACGGTGAACGGCGACGAGATCGTATGCGTGGTGACACCCACCTGGGTGCCGCCAAGCGCGGTCACGGCGTACTGCTTACCCGGGTCTCCCGGGGGCGAGTTGTCCACTGACAACGTGTAAGTATGGCTGGTCAAGCCGGTTTGCGGTGCTCCCGTAACGGGCGAGCTCAAGTTGATCATTTCGATCCTCTTTGATGTGGATGTATAGTTGAAGTTAGCCTGCCGAAACATTCCAATTGGGTTTTCCGCGAGAGGCCAACACGGCGAGGGCGGCAACGTTAAGCTGCTTACCCGTCGAAGGTGGACTCATGAAAGCGAAAGTGACTCCAGGAACAGTTGTCGACCGACGGTTGACACCGATTTTTTTGGGCACGAAAAGCCCCACCTGATGCCGTAGCTACCCAGCTACTGACATCGGCCCCAGTTACCAACGCACGCACCGGCGCACCCTCGACTTCGAACGTTTGTTTCGTTCCAAGCTCGAGCCAAGAGACGTCGGCTGTTGATTGTACCTGGGCACGGAGAACCGCCTCGACGTTAAGAAAATAATCGAGGATGAAACTCCATGGCAGAACTTCCCACGCGGTAATTACCAGGTCCGGGAGATTAAACCCGAATCTGGAGTACGCGGAAAGATCAGGACGTGGACGGTAAGATCCATGCAAGCGTACATCAGCGACCTTCGTTCTGAAGACTCGCTGTGTTGCGTACGTTGCGTCGGGTACACCGTACACGACTTCGTCGACAGGTTCGAACACTTGCGCACGCGCGTCCAAACGGATTGAGGTCCGTGAACCGAGCGTGTTAGCGAGTTGGTCGATGGCGATTGCGTAATCGCCGAGGTCTTTTCCGAGCGGCTCAACCCCAAATTTGTACTTAAGGTACGCGTCAGACAGCTGCCCAGCATAGTCACGCTGGACATACTGCGATTTGACGTGCTTAACCTGTTCAAGTTTGTTTTTGAGTCGCACAACCTCCCTTCCGAAATGCATCGTCTCCCCAAACAGGGTTTGGACGGGCTTTCGGAACAGCTGGATCACCTCATGCAGTTCGGCGATAAACGTCGGTCCGTTAAAGACCGACCTAGCCGCCGAGATCTGCTCGTGGATGTCCCTAGCTGCGTCGTTGAGTGCCTTAGCAGTAATGCTCCAATCAGAGGACACATTCTGAGCCCAAGGTAACGCGGGCAAAGGATGAAATCCCGTCAAAAAAGCATTATAGCCTTTCCACGAGTTGATACCAGTCTGGTGATACGTGAGCACCTTCCTCTTCTTGAGGACGGTAGAAACCCCCGTAAGGCCAGTAGTTACACCAAGGCCGGCAGCCTTTCGCTGCTTCCATCCTGGTATGTTCTCGCCGCGCTCCACATAGCAGAGCGCACTACCTGCGGAACTAGTGACGTGTCGGGGGGCGGTTTCCCACACCCCCTTCCTCACATAGTCGTTCTGGTAGGCGCGACGATCGGTGATTATCGTCGACATATAGCACTACTTCCAGCACTTAATTTGTGCTGTAATCGGACCACCAAAGTAAATGCCTTCACGTTCCTCCGCGCGGTCAGTAACCATATTGATCATATTAACAAGATCAAGCTGGCTATCCCGCGCGTCGGTGTGTTCGGCGTCCTTCAGTGGCATGCCTCCGTTTGACATACACTCAGACAAACGCGTCGAGTACCTCTCACGGAAATAGTCTTCGTACACGCTCCCAAGCCTATCGACCCACGGGAACGAGAGATCACCGTAGATCCGAGCTGCCAATTCGGCAGCTTCAAAAACTA